TAGCTTTAAATGAATTGCCAGGAGTTCCCGTAACATTTTCTAATGTTATAGTAGATGCACTTGTGCTTACTACTTTACCTTGTGCAATACTAAGGATTTCAGAACCACCTATCGTGCTAATCTGCTTCGCTATAAACTCAAATACTCGTAACGCTCCACGTACTCTTAACTCTTGTAATTCTGCCGAACCATCCGCTTGTATTTGCCAATTTGTTCCCGACCATCCCGTTGCGTAGCCATCATCTTGTAGGTTAGCTTGCGTAGTCAAATCACCTTGCAGATTCATCGTGCTGTTGAAATCAGCCGAACCCGACAAAGTAAGTGAACCGCCTAACGTAGTATTACCAGTTACGTCTAAAGTGCCACCTAGTGTAGTATTGCCCGATACATCTAAAGTAGTACCAACTGATACAGATTCTGCTACATCTAATTCATCTGTAATGTATAGGCTACCTGCTAGATTTATTGCACCAGTAAAATAGTAGTCGCTTGTATTCCAAATTTCTGTTGCAGTATTCCAAACTAAGTCAGCTTGTGCATCTAGTTCATTAGTTCTAACAACGCCCGTTACAGTTAAATCATCATTTATGGTTACTAAATTACTAGCAATATTAACATCTATAACATCAGTTGTTACTGCTTGGTTATTAGCATCACCTGCAAATATCTTTCCTTCATCTAAGTTTGGTACGGCATTAGTACGACCCGCACCCGTAATGTATATTTGCCCTGCACTTGAATCAACTCGTATGACCTTAGCAATCTTCTGTAATAAGTTAGCTTCCCCAGTTGGTGGCGTGTTTACTAAAGTACCACTTGGACCAATAAACAACTCATCGCCTACTGAAAAAGCACTTGTGTCTATATCTAATAACTTACCGTGTGTAACAATATCGCCTTGTGCGTTATCATTCACATTAGCCGCTAAAACTCCTATAGAAGGCATCTTACTACTATCATCAGAATCAGCCACACCTATTGAGAATTGCTGACCATTACCTACTTGTCCCGATATATAGACTGGTGTTCCTTTTGTTAGTGTGCCACCCGTTTCATTTTTTCCTTGTACGTGAATAGCACCAGTCAAATCACCTATAAAGTCAGCCGTTACTGTGTTAAAAGTAACGTCATCACCCGTGCCTAGCCCTAGATTATCCCTAGCAGTAGCTACATTTTGTAGGTCAGATAAATTGTTGACTTTTTCTAAATATAGGCTAGAAGAACCACTACCACCACCAGTAGAACCCGTACTAGCAGAAGTCGTTACACCTTCACCAGTTGTATTGTAATAAGTAGTAAGTGTATCAGTTCCAGTTGTAGGGTCTGATTCTATTAAGTTAGAAGTCCATTGGTAGCTTTTAGAATCCCAAGAACCACCTAGAAAAAAGAAACTTTTGCTATCATATTGTATAACTTTATCTGGTTCAAACTCACCATAAAGATTAGCACGTATGTTTCTTCGTTGTCCACGTTGAAAGTCTAGTATTTCACGTAGAAGTATTTCTTGATGGCTTACACTTGTTGCTTCACCTATTTGCTTCCAAGCATCTGTTAAATCATCATTAGAATCTTTTAGTGCAGATAAAGAAGCAGTTGCAGGACCATCACCAAAGTAAAATGACCCATAATCATATTCTGCATTGAACGTACCAGTTTGTTCTAGTTCAAAATCAATACTTAGACTATTTTCAATGTCATCTTGAAAACTAAGGTTAAAAACAATATCTCTAAAATAGCTATATACAACACTTGTAACTATTGTTGGCGATGGGATAAAAGTAATGGTTAGTGTTCCATCTGCGTCATCGGGTATTGGGTTAGTAACTATACTTACTAAACCACTTTTATATACATGATTACCGTCTGAATCCGTAGTAGTTGGTCCACTAACTTCAATCGTTATTTCAGTTGAACTTGTTCCCCATGCCGTGCCATTCCAATAATAAGAACCCGATTGTATTCTAATCTGTGCAGAAGGATAAGTGTCTGGAATACTACCAGTATCAGCTACCCATAAATTAAACTCTAAGCTTATATTACCAGTACCATCACCTTGCCAGAACTGTGAATAGCTTTCGTTAGTTGTGGTAAGCCAAAGTTCCCTTGGTATCTTTATACCTTGAACAACGCTTTGATGGTCAAACTTAGCCTTGTTTCTTTTTATCCCTGCGAAATAGTTATTGGTAGAACTGCCTAATAAGAAAAGGTCATCACTATCTATTGATTCCCTTAAATTGACATTTGTTAATGGTGAACCTTGTTGTACACCACTTGAATTGTACGTACTACTAGGAACGCTTGAAGTATCATCTAATGCTGATAACTGAATAAGTTGCCATTCATTGTTGGCTTGCCTAAGAATAAGACCATACGTCTTAAGCATATAGATAAGTGCCTGCTCGTTTGAAATAGGTCTATCTACTTCGCCCGATGTTTTAGCGTATGTTCTTAGCCTTTCTTTTTCGTGGTAAACTTGATTAAGAACGTCATCACTTGCACTTATTTCGCTTTCAGTCCACGTAGTATAAGTTTTGATATTTAAACCATAGCCTAATGTATCTAACAAGTCAGCTATGATTACTATGGCTTTTTCTGCTCCAGTTGCTAAAGTATAAATCAAGTCTGGAACTAATAATCCAGTCCAAACAACTGAACCATTTTTTTTAAGCTTGACTTGGTAATCGCCTAATTCAGAACTAGCAATACTTTCTAAAATAGTTCGTTGTGCAGAATCTTCAACTCGTATTTGACCACTACAAGTTGATTTCTGAATGTTGTTAATCTGACGAAAGGAAAGTTCTTCATACTGTCGCTTTATTGAAACGCCAGTCCATTCAGTACTACTACCAGAATAACCATCTTCTAAAACTTCAAAACGGTAGGTAGTTTCGGTACTGCCTACTATTTTCTTATCAACGAAATAGTATTTCAGTCCGTATGCCATTTATCTACCTAATTTATAGTTCGCTTCTTCTAGTGTAAGTACTAAGTCAGTTCCGTTGATTCTAAATTCACCACCTAAGTTGATGTTGCTAGTTCCTGCCGTTTGTACACCCGTACCCATTAACTGGTTATTAGGTACAATAGAACCCGATGCGTTAGGCACAAACATTTCTGGACCACGTTCCCCAACTATGTAAGGTTGATTACTAAATACTGGTCCACCACGGGCTTTAAATAAACCACCAATTAGCTTGCCAAATATACCACCACCTTCACCAAAGAATCCATCACCACCTAAGCCACCAGTTAAAAATATGCTTATAGCTTTTTGTATTACTGCACTTGCTAAAAGCTTACCAATATTTCTTAAAGTATCGGCAAATTTTTCGCCTTGTAAAATCACATTTGACATTCCTTGACCGAAAGAACTTGTAAATGTATCTGCTACACCACTTAACAAGCTAATAGCTTGTGATGCACTTATAAATGGTAATTTTAAAGCTTCTGGAGTAGGCATTGATGCAACAAACGCATTCATTTCAGCACCTAAAGCATCTAAATTTAAGTCTATTAATTCGCCTTCAGTTTCAGTTGCAACAACAAGTGGCTTTAATTGTGGAATGGCTTTCGCTCCATCCTTATAGGCATCAGATACTTCATTAGCACTTTGTCTTGCAGTCTGGGAAACACCCATCAAAGCATCTTTAGCTTTATTAGCCGCACTTTTTATAATTTCACCTAAAGGAACTATATCATTTTCAAAGGTCTTGGTTTCACCTTTAAACTTCTCTAGCCCTTCTGACATCCCTTCAAAGGGGTTGCCGATTCCTTCCCTTCCTGCAAATTCTAATACTTGATTTATTCCTTTTATGATTAAAGAAAAAGGATTATTCGTCAAGAAGAATTGCATCATGTTTATAAGCGTATTCTTCCACCAAGAAATGTCAGTAAATCTTTCTTTTAACGCTTCATAATTAACGACTACAAAAGTGAATGATGCAGTAAGTGCCGCAATAGCACCAATAGCTAAAGCAATAGGACTTGTTAAAGCACCTATAATAACACCCAATGAACTTAATGCAACACCAAGTGCAACTATTGCAGGACCTGCTATCGTGCCAATAAGTACTATCTGTGATACAAATAATTTAGTTTGTTCTGATGCACCTTGGAATCTAGTAACAAGGCTTTTTAGGCTTGCAATAAATGGCTTTATGTGTTCCATTATTAAGCCACCTATTTCTTCAGTCAAATCACCGAAGCTATTCTGCAACTGCTTTAATGGACCTAAACCAACTTCAGCTTCTGAAGTAGCCGCACTAAACATTTGTGTAAGCAATTCTTGGGCTTTTGCCGCACGTTCTGTGTCATCTTCTATTTGCCGTAAGGTTGGCAAATATCTGTTTAGCATTGTAGAATCGCCTTGTTCTAGTGCCGCAGTATATCTAATAGCTGATTGTTCATTTATACCCATCGCCTTGGCTAAGGCTATACTATTCTGCGTTGCTCGTTTGGCTTGCTCATTAGATAAGCCCATAGACTTAGCAAGTTGCAACATCTTCAATGTAGATTCATCACCTACAGTTGTTACACCTTGTAGTCCGATAGCAAAATTCTTAAAATCTTGAAGTGCTTGATTAGAAAATTCGCCTGCACTACGAAGTGCCGCTTCTAATCTTTTTTCTGCTTGTATTTGCGTATCAAACGCTTTTACACTTAAGCCTGCCGCAACTGTAAGTGGTGCAGATATTCTTGTAGAAATAGTTTTACCAAAGCTAGTAACATCTTTGCCAAATGTTTTTAATTGACCACTAGCCTTGTTCAAATCCCCAGTAAAACTTGAAAGGTCAGCAAATAATTTTACACCAAATTGACCTAGCATTATTTCCCCCTACTTTTTTCGACCATTTCTATTATATCAAAAAGCTTTTTTCTATCTATCTTGGTTGGTTCGCTATTTGATTTTAAGGGAAACATTTTTTCTGGTGTTAATTTTTTTCTTGCCTTCCCTTCTAATCCCGAATACGCAGAAATTAAGAAGGCGTTTATTCGCATGACATTAAAATCATGCTTTCTGTTTTCTGTAAATGCTCTTGCCATTAAGTTGAAGTCATACATAGTTGTACTTCTTAACTCATCAGGCTTTAACCCCATCTGATAACCTAGTACTAAAAGTTCTTGTAAACTTTCAATCGGTTGCCCAGTTACTTCTGGGCTTTTAGGTTTCCCACCGATTCTTTAACTAAGTCAAACACTTGGGATAATTGAGCAAAATCCATAGTTCCGATAGATTCGCTAGGAACTTCCTTACCACCCGAAGCAGATAGGGCTTGGATAAATAGCTTGATGTTAGGCACTTTATCTAATGCTTCATCTAAACCATTTAGTCCTACCCCTGCTTCTTCGGTAAAACGCTCTAAAGCGTTAAGGTCAAACCTAAACGAATAACTTATACCATCTATGGTTACTTTTTTAGAACCCTTCATTAAGACTTAGTAACAGTTCCAGCAGTTAAAGCACCTTTACCAGTAAAAGAACCAGATAAAGTTGCAGTATCTTCGTTACCTGCTACAAAGCTAACAGATGCACAAGAAGCTTCGCCAGTATATTTTACATAAGTGCCTGCTACTAAATCACCTGCTGATTCATTTGGTATAAATTCAACATCTACAGTATTTCTGTTAAGTATGTAATTACCTAGTTGTTCTACTGTACCAGTTGAAGATATAAAGTTTGCAATCCCATCTACATCAATAGACCAAGATTTTTGCCCTTGTATATGGTCTGCCCATCCTGCTGAATCTTTAGATGAAGCATCTGGTAAATCCATTTCTATATTTAAAGTTGCAGAAGTAGTAGCACCTAAAGTTGCAGGTGTCCCACCATCAACATCAACGTTAAATAAAATTAGTGTTCCGTTTATTGCCGCCATAGTTTTATCATGTTTGATTTAAGTTAAACTTTGTAAAAGATAAAAAATTTGTAGCAATATTGATATAGCAGTTATTTTTCTTCTATGATGTGCCGAAATCTTAATTCACGGATAAAATAAGTATATGTGCTAGTCTTTTCTTTTCTGGAAATATCGTTATCTACTACTGAACTTATCACGTTGAAGTTCGTCAAATCGAAAGGCACGGGTCTTGCTCTAATTATTTGTTTTACTTGATTGACTACGCTATTAAGATTAGCACGGCTACCATTGTCTAAGCTAAACCTATCTACTACACTTATAGAAAATGTTACATTATCCATGAACGTAGTCTTGGTAGAATTGTCTGATAGTGTAGTATCGTTGAACTGTATGTGTGGGTAAGTGCCATTAGCAGGAACTTCATCATAAACGGGAACTGGACTACCACTTAGTGTTACATTGGTATTTAGTAATGTGTAGTATGCTACTTGTAATTCTGTTGTGCTATCTTTTGCCATTGACTAAATTTTTTAAAGCTTGTATGATTCTAGGTCTTTCCATTTCAAAAGCAGGAAATAAAAAAGGTCTTGGTCTAACACCACCTACCATACTATTTGACCTTTTAAATTTTATAGCAATATCAGAATAATCTGTTCCAACTATTTTAGTTTCTACTTTTCCTTTTGTTCCAAATTCTACAAAAGGTGCATACTCAACATTGGTGTAAACTTGCCTGCCTAACTCCCCAAATTTTTCAGTTTTAATAGAACTTCTAAGCCTACCCGTATCTACTACACACCTACTTTTTGCATCACTTTCTATTTTCAATGCACTTTTGTTAATTGTAAAATCAACATCTTGACGCATTTTTTTACTAAGCAATTCTATCTTGCCAATAACATTATCTAATTCTTTTTTTGAAATTTCTGTTCTAATCATCGACTTCCCCTACGGCTATTAGTTCTGTGTAGGAATGTTGTTCGCCCTTATCTTGAGCATATTCAACATTAAATGTACGCCCATCATATTGAACCCTTAACAGATAGTCATAGGTAGCTTTACTGTAGCCAAGGCTTACAAAATCATCACGGTATCTTGTAATAATTTTGTATTTAACCGTTCCTTTTAACCCACCTACTTCATACGATTCACGACCTGACAAAGCACTTACATTACCCCAAACAGTAGCTAATGTGTTCCATGTTCGGGTGTTACCACCCATTCCATCGGAAGCAAGACTGTAATACTGGATTGTCAGCCTTTGCTTCATTAAACCTACATTCGCTTGTCTGTTTTTTGTTTTCATTCATCAGATTAGTTTAGCGTACTTTTTGAAATGTGATTTAGAACCATTAGGTAGTTCACTTACACCACCTTCTACTAAATCTTGTCTATCTTCATAGCTAGATAGAACTGCTTTTTTTAAACCTAGTTTAATACCATTAGGTATAGAAGTGTAGCCTGCTACATAAACTACTTTTAATCGCATTCTCTCAAATGGATTTTCGTAAGCGTATAGGCTATTAAAAACAAGGGTATCACCTTGTAAGTAAAAATCATCCCCTGCCGTCAATGTAGTTTCAGTGCCTTCGTGATTTATGGTTTTGACAGAACTCACCGACTGAGCAGGGAACAAAGGCAAATCAACTCTTTTACCATAGCTTTCCCATTCAGCAGTTACAGTTTTTTCAATAAGCTGAAAAGAATACGATTCTTCAACTACATCTATAACTTCAGCTACTAAGCTTGCTATCAAACTATCTTCAACACTTGATTCTACTTTCATCCAAGATTTCGCATCTGCCGTGCTAAGTACATCGGTTGAAGCATTTGTACCAGTTGCTACTGTTGAAACTGTTACAACGCCATTTTGCCCATAATCTGGTGAAACGATACTACTTCTTAGCATTTAAATCATCCTTTAGTTTAATAGCCTTTGATTCTGGAAGTCTATCTATTATTTGGTTGCCTTTCTTGACATAGTACATGGTCTTGGTATTTTTATCTTTTTCTATGTGTACTTTGTCAGTTGCATTGTATGCTTTTTTATCTTCTTTAGTTTCATACAATAAACCACGTTTAAGCATATCAGCCATTGTAGCATTATCTGCCTTGAAAGGTTGGTCTATTTTGTACGGTTGTTTACCATACCTAAAGTTTTTTCTACATCTATACATAACAATAAAATTAATTAAGAAGGATGGGCAGGAATCGAACCTGCCCAAGTTCCAAACATCCTTGGGGTAATATTAAGAATTACCTGCGTTCTGTATTGCAGTAGTGAAGTTACCAAACGCACCTGCATTAGGCAAGTAAGTTGGTAGTGCTAAACGACCACTAATTTGTACAGTTACTAAATCTTTAACCACGTTGTCTTGGTCTTGCTCGTAGAAACGAACTTGCATAGACTCACGGTCAAATAAAGTACATAGTTGAGCAAAGTCAGCTACTAGGAAGTCATTTGCATTCCCATCAGTTGAATTTATTGCATTAGTAGCAATAATAGGAACACCACGTACAACTGGTACACGAGTTCCATAAACAACATCATTTGGGAATACATAGTTACCGTTAGCATCCTTTCTACGAATCATGTCATAGAATCGACCTATTGACATCATGATTGCAGATGGGGTGAAGTTACGGTTTTCAACTTGTCTAAGTGCTTCAAGTATTACATCATGCTCGGTTGCATCAGCATCGCCAGTATATTGGTCTAAAGTATAGTCAGTAGAAGTTACTGCCAAGCCATAAGTTGAATCATATAGCAAGTAAGAATCTTCTTCTTTCATGTACTTCTCCATTCCACGTAGTGAAATGTGGCTAGCTAGTCCCGCGGTATCATTCAAAGCCTCTTTTGAAACTCTGAAATGTGCGGCAATTTTTTCAACAACAGCATCAGTTGCAGTCAAGTCGAAATCGTTCTGTCCAGAAGCATCTCCTTCGGCAGTTACAGCAGTATTGTCAGTAAAGTTGCTTTCTTTGATATAACGAATTTTGTCGCTATTAGTTGTGCCATTTGGTAAGAACTGTCGCACGTGAGTTTTACGCTCGGCATCGTACTTCATACCTGCAACATAGTCAGCAGGAACTACATCACCAGTATAAGCATCAGCTTCAGTTATAACTGCTTTAGTGTCCATAGTAAAGCCAGAAATGTTGCCTGCTTTGAAGGCATTCATTTGCTC